CCAGGATTCACGTAGTTACTTCCAATGGTAGATATGACCTTAAGTAATGCGTGATAGTACGATATCTGGCGACCTGCTTAAATTGAGCACATAAAAAACTTCTCCAGCGATATGCTGTTGAATAAAAATTAGTACTATAATCTTAGCAATATCGCTAACGACAGAATTTTAGGCTTCTGCCGTGTCACAGGCTCTTGTGACGTGGGTTACCTCTTCCTTAAAATAAGGGCTTTCATATTGGAGGGCCTGTTGGTGGAATAGATTCCAAATAAAAAACAGGTGCTCCTACGAAGAATCCTAATGAGAAATCTTCGCCAGCTGCTACGAAAGTAGTAAAAGCTGAGTATTCGTTAATATCGCGTGCACGGAAAGGTAAAAATAATTTCCAGCATGGCGAGTTTTGTGTGCCTGCCAAGTTAAAATTTGTAAATTGACGTGCAGGCATAAAGCGTTTCTCGGAGTAAAAAGGTACTTCAAAAGAAACAGTGGGGTTTATTTCCACATTCTGAACAAAAAACCCTTCTTGTCCAGATGCATCATCATAAATAGATGCGAGCTGGCCTTGGCCAGCTGGTTCTCTTTGGTCACCCATGACGTAGGCTGATTGTTGTGGAGTACAATCAGAATAACGTGTCACGGTGGCGGGTCCAAGCGCTGAGCACCCGCATCCAAACACACCAGTATCAACCATATAGCGAATACTTCCTCGCCATCCTACAAAACCTGTTGAGAGATATCTCATCAAGGTCATTGTGGAATAGGCATAGGGTTTGGCGTTGGGCGTTACTCCAATGCGATACGGTACATTATCAGCTTGGAAAATATCGGCTTTGTTAGTATAGCCGGGTTCGAATGGCAGAGAAGGCCGCTGAACCTTAGTGTGGTAGACTGAACCTATTGTATATCCTTCTTCCTTAAAAGGTGTAATGGCTTCATGTCTGTTGTACCGTTTCAGCAATTGTCTGAAACTTCTTATTGATTCACCAAAATGCATAAGGTTTGCTGGATCAGAAATGGGAATTGTGTTTCCCATAGTTTCTGCTACAGCAGGATGCTCTGGTACACCCGTAGAAGAATCGACCTTGGGAGCTGAAGAGTCAGCTTGAGGAACAATGTTATCCCACTCTGACATTCGTAAGCGTGTAACACGTTCGCCTGTGGGCATAGCAACTTCAAAGTCGTCACCAGCTGAAACAAACACATTGATCACAACATCGTTGTCAATAGTATTCATAGGTACGGCTAACTCATTGACTACAAAAACTGATAATGTACCATTGCCATACTCCTGTTCATTAGAGTCATAGAACAGACGTACAGTGTTGATATACGATGACTGCAGATTGAAAATATCGTTCATCTTGCGGTAAGTTGTAGATTGACCCCACCCGACAACAATTTCAAAATCAGTTGTATTACTCATATCTACGATTGTGGTGTAAGCCGTATTGTAGTGCGCTTCGCCTGTTGCAGTGGATGAAGGATCCCATACTACCTTTAAACGACCACGATGAAATGCACTAGAAGCAATAGAAAACCGGTACTTCATAGATCCTCTCCAACGTGAAAAAGGCATTGCAGCGAAAGTGACTGCTGGTAGGTGAAGTTCGTTAAGATACTTCACAGGCACCATAGGATCGACTACGCAGTTCCACAACAATTGTTCAACAGGTTCACCCACTGGCCATCTGAAAGAAGATAAATAAGACTCACGAGAAGCAATATAGTGAATATCTAACTCATCTTGTGGGCCCAATCCATAGGCAGATGGATCAACACTCAATTCTTGTTTACAGTCAAGCGTGAGCTTTGCTGTATCGTCCTCCATATTGGAAACCGAGAAATTGTTTTTGGTGTTACGTTGGGTTCGTGACGATGTTAACATGACCGGTTTGCTATATCCAAATAGACTAGCCACATGTGCTGCGGTCTTGGTAGCCATAACTGTTGCTGTGATATAGGGCTGTATCGAAGGAGCTGATACTTTGGATAGGAAATTCGAAACAGCCATAGCAGGACGTGATAAAACACCTGAACCGGTGTACTCGTCCCCAGCTTGTGGCAGAATGTTAGATGGATCAACATTAGTGGGAATAGAATATTTGACGTTCTTCGCCCAAGCGTAGATCTGGATAGTGGCTGAATCTGTACCACCGTTGGCATGTTTTAAACCAACTAATGAATGCAGATCCAATCTACCCATACGCTTGAAATCCGTAACTCCATCTTGTAGATAAGAGTCAGATGTAATGTCTAATGTGTTCTCCCACCATGTAAACGGAAGAGACATGCATCCACCTTGTGATATACTAGGATTTATGTAGACATGTGGTTTCTGAGATGCTTGAACAAGGTCTGCTTCAACAAAAGGACGTTGAGGTGTGAACTCATCGTAGCCACTGAAAGGTGTGTATACCATGATTGATCGCCCGTAATGGAAAGGGCTACCATTCACGACAATTTTAACACACAACTCAGCTGTCAACAGTTTGTACTTAGCAATTCTGTTTATGACATGTTTCTCATTGAAGAAAAGTTCCCAAGGATGGAAAGATCCTGACAAAGGACCACCTACATCCCAGCGAACAGTGGCAATACGAACAGGTCTCGCGAAGAAATCATCTAAGGTAGCATCCTGGTTCATTGGGTCATCTCTGAGTGAATCCAAATTTGAACCAACATCAGTTTCAAATCCAGGTTCCTCGTCAAGGAACGTAACATTTTGCTGTTGAACATTAGGGGAAGCAGCAGCGTGAGGTTGGATTTCTTCTGGTTTTATGCTTGGTGGATGTAACATGTCAGTTAATAAGGAAAGACCGACATATCCAACGAAAGAAAACAAAAAAGACCATAGAAATCCAGAAAACGGTTCATCCGAACCTGACGAATTTTGGGAATTCGCTAAACCACAAAGTGAAGATCTAAGACTGCGCGGATCTTCTGTACGCCTATTATTGAAAGGAAATATGTATGTGTTATGTAATATGAAATATGTATTAATATCATTATGAAATTCGTCTGTCCCCTTAATACATCTAGGTATCTACAGACTTATGAACAGTATTTTTCTTTCCAAGCAGCCACTCGTTCATCAAAAGTAGCTGCTACAGCAGGTATGGGTAAGTGTACTCGATTGCACACTTCCTGCATTTGTTTTGCGCGCATGTTATATGTCTCTCGGCCATGCGCAAACCATTCATGCATTGCACCCTCAATGCAACTTATCGCAATTTCTTGTGAGGTGGCTGTTTTAGATCGTAGGTTTGAATGTAAGGACTTGAAGATCGACATTTCATCTAAACTGCCGATGGAACAACCTATCTCTGGAATAAAGACAGATTTTCTTTTTAAGAAATCAGCATCGGACTCTTCCATGAATGACACAGCGTCATCGGACTTATCTGGTGCAGTAATTTTCATCTTGTGTGCTGCCAAAAAAGTCTGGAAAGTCAAAAAATCAAATTTTCTAAACTCTAGTTTCACACTACCCACAAAGTCATCTCCGTATGTCATAGCTGCTACACATAATCGAAAAGAAGGAGCATCAGGGTAAAGGTGAAAAAACCCCAGTCTCACATATATAGAACCGGCTGCTCCATTGATGTTCACTGTGATATTGTTCCCTGATGTGTTCATATTGTACGCCATGATGAGTGTCCCATTATAATCTATCAATGGATGTACCATATCACAAATCATTTGGGACATAATATAGAGAGACTCTTCATCATATCCTCCTATGCGTGCTAAGTCAATAAAAGAAGTCAACACAGCGCGTGTCATTTGGGAGTTCATTCGGACATCATATTTGGAATAGTCCCAAGCAATCACTTTCCCATCGTGAGCAAACTTACGAGAATGACCAATAACTTCATCCCATTGTTGAGAAAAGGCATTTATTCCAACAGCACTTTCAGATTGGAGAGGATACATTGATAAGAACCGCGCAATTGGCAAGAAATATTTACGAATCTCAAGACTAAATGCAACTGGTGCTGCTTGAAACACGCGAACTTTGTCTTTACCTACTAAAGTGGGTTCATCTTTCAATGTGGCTGTTGTCACAGGATATGCTCTTTCCCCTTTTTTCCAACAAGACCTCATTCTTTCCACTTCTTCAACAATAGAATCTGAAGGTGTACGAACAATATCACCATTCACCGTGGTTTCAGTGAAATGGTTCCTCTTCGAACCAAAAATGGGAAAACCCATTCCTGTTGTCATATTAAGAGGATCCAAAAATCTTTTGCCTGGAATTCCCATCACAGACTCTTGGTCAGTAAGGGGTCTGAAATCTTCACTCTTCACGTATTCTGTCATACACTGTTTAAGGTCTGACAACCAATCTTGACGTGCTCGTTCCAAATCAGAAGGAACGAACATATCAGCTGGGTTGACAATATGCTCAAGAGTAGCATTGTAACCTTTCCAGTTTGGAATCAAAGGGGGAGGTCCCCACTGATTTTCAACGCCCATCACATCGGCAACGTGATCAGACAAAATAGATTTTGTGACAGTGCTCTTTTGCATAGTGCGTTGTTCAGTGCTTCCAAGCACATCGATGTAAGCATCAGATGTTAAACGTGATGCCATACAATGTGGATGGATCTCTTCCGATTTGAGGATGGTTCTTCCGTATTGTGTCTTGGGAATAGGTGCTGCTTTCGACGATAAAATAACTCCTGGTTTGTCTTCCAACAACTGTATGAGTTTTTCAGCTTCTGAGAACGTGATACATTGCATCACCCCTTGCTTGGATGTGTTACCGCCTATGTGAAACCCAACTATAGTAGGAGTCTTTTGTTCAAGAACCAAAGGTGCCATACAAGAACCCACACTTGCGTATTCTGTAATGTAAGAACCTCCATCAAAATTCTTCTTGTAGACATGACCTGTTTTACCATGCGTAACGGCAACAGTTTCAGTCTGAAGAACATTGTTGATATCTTTGACCACAAAGGTACATAGAGAAGCACCTGTGGGGACATTGAGTGGTAACCACTTCATCTTGTCTCTCAAATCAGGGCAGTTGGGTACGTATGCACAAACCATGTCACCTTCTTCACGCTTTACACAAGTAGAATTATCACATTTGAAAGTGAATACCCCACCAGGGCGTTCATGTCGATGGACTGACACTGTTACAAACTCTGCTGGTACTGTTGTCATATCAGAACCTTTGTAAAAAACATGTTCTGGGAACCAAGCGACACTCTTCCTAGGGAAAAAGATATTACATTGTGTGGTTAAACCATCGGGCCGTGTGAAATGAGCTCTGAAGAGATTTGCCTTCTCAAGTGTTGAAACAACCTGAGATGGTGACGAACGTTTGCTGGCTTCAGAAACTTCAACATTTATGCCAAGTTTCTTGAATGCAAATCCAAACCAACTGGGTGTTTTCTCGATGCTCTCTTTGGTGATAGCATGTGGAGATGTTTCAAGGTTGGAGCGGTACCACAATTGATAGGCTTTGACTATAACGACAAGTGTAGCAATGGAAAAAACGCCTTTGACCATATATCCATCCCTCACTTCTTTGGCGCAATCTGATAAAGCGTCTCGTCGGGCTGTGTACTCTGATTCATACAATGCTAAACGACTTTTGTATTGAGACCACATAGACATTGAAAAAATCCATGTGGTGAAACCTGTTATACCTGCAGTATGGCGCCTGTTCGTGAAGAGTGACAAGCAAGTAGCTGTTGTACCTATCGCAACACCTATTTTGGCAGGTGTGCGCAAATTATACAAAGCAGCAGACTTTTACCACATCTTTACAGACCGCTGAAAAAGTGATGTTTGGAACAGGCTCTGTGGTGTGAGAGCAACTAACCATGGTGTAGCGGTTTCATTCAATATGTGTGTCATTTCATGAGATAACTGGCGTGTAGTCATTTGACGTACAGGCCAATAACCTAAACACGAATTGATGAGATTTACAGGTGCAAACCATTTGTTGATGTAACTTTTGACAGAAGAAATGGCTGAATCAACGATAACATTGCCAATATTATCGGCAAGGGCATCAGGTTTAATACATTTACACAAGGGAACTGGTTTAGAACATGTAGGACACATTGGCATCGTGTCGAATTCTTCAGATCTTTTAACAATTCCTGTCTGATGAGCATGATGACGTTTAGCTAAGACAACCAAAACATCAAGGAAATCAGAAAGATCAAGATCTTTGCATACCTTAGTTTCACCGTTGGGCAATTTCACTTTTTGCACTTGAAACCGATATGCTGATTTCCCTAGTGCTGTCTCATAAATGAAACACTCTTCCACCGTTAAAGACCATATATCATGACACAAACTTGCGCCGACTAGGTCAGGATGTGTAGTATCAAGAGAAACACCACCTGGTATGCGATATTTGGGTTTGATCGCAGTGCGAACATGTACAAATCGACGCAAAATGGATTCTGGTTTGTTACTGTAACATCGAACCTGTAAATCAGGGAAGTTGGAGGTGAGAATACCGACTTTGAAATTGATGAAAACAATGCCCTTAGCATTTAGCTCAGCTTTGACAGCTTGAGCTGCCATGTTGTTGAAAAATTTAATAATGACATCAGAAGGTGAAACTTGAGCAAATTCAGCTTTCCCGTTACCAACATCATCAAGATATACTCCTAAAATTTCAGAAGTGTACGTTGAATCAAACTTGTCAAACATGTCCTTGGTTATTATTCTTCTCGGGTCTACGTCGTATCCCATTGCACAAAGGGCAGTTTTCATTGCGATTTTGCTTATGGTGGACTTTCCAACTCCTGATTCACCAGTAAAAACAATACCAAATGGAGCTTCTCGCAAAGCTGTATTTCGGTACTTGGCCACTATTTTGTACGATATGTCAACAAGAATGGAATACTTCTGTTGCAACCATATGGCTGTAGGTCCTGTGTCTTTGACGGACTTCAATTCACACACTGTGCGTAAAGAGTCTTGAACTTTCTTAGAAAAATCTTCGACACACCCGCCATTACCAGCTAACACTTGTTCAGCGTGAGCAATGACATAATCGCACTCTGTGTTGAACTTCTGCATGGCTGAATCGGCATACAGGAGAGGCATCAAAGACTTTTCTTGGAAAACACGATAACCTACATCGGCCATCCATGTAAAAGTGCTCAGAAGGGCGTCTATGACGTCGTATGCTTTGAGTTGACCTTTGGCTGCTTCACAAGCAACCAATTCCAGTCCAAAGGGAGACCATTCAATTTTCTTTACGTTACAAACAGTGAGTGACATCGCTGCAGACATGAGATATGAGATCTTCTTGAACATGGGGTTGCCTTGGAATAGATCCCACTTTTGCATTAAGCTCGTAGTGGTTGGAACTTCAATGGCGTTGGGAACAATTGGTTCTTCATCTGGGAACTTGGATACTGAATCTACAAGTTTGAGAACGGTCTGAATGATGCTTGAAGAGGTGTTCATTTTAATGTAACCTACTATAGCAACAAACATATCCATAAAACAAGTGGACTTATGCATCTGGTACCCGAGAATAACAATATTTTCCAGCAGAGAAAGCATTTGATCACAATCCGGGTCATCAACGAAAGAAGTGTTGTCTTTCTTAAATAACTCGAAAACTTTATCAAAAACTTCGGAAGCTGGTTTTGCTGGGGGAGGTGCTGCTAAAGCGGCACGGACCAAATTGTTGCGATAATCGGTGTCCTTAGAATTGTCTTCTGGAGGTAGATCATCATCGTCATCATCCTCATCAACAGTTTCTGGGTGAACAGTTTGTCGTTTGAGATCTCTGTATCCATAGTCACGAGCTTCTGGGTCTGAAAGTTCATCTTCAGTTTCACGTAGTTCGTCATCATGTGTCACTTCATCAAATTCGTCGGGACACTGACCCGAGGAAATAAATTCTGGAACACGGGTTATGCAAACTGTATCGTAAACAACGTGATCATTGACAGATGTTAAGGAGCGAGGAGGTCCAAATTCATCGTCAAGTGTTGTGTCAATTACGCGAGTACCTCCAATAGTGCGCATAGTATCAGAGCGCGTTTCGAACGCAGCCTGAGCTACGTCGTAAGCTTCATCAATTTGAGCTTTGGTAGGAGGTGGGAGGCGATGAAGACGATTGTGTCGTCTATAGGCCCAGGGTATATCTATCCTCGAATCGACCCAATCAACAGGATTGAAGGGTATGGGAGGAGAAGGCTCTTGTTCGCGTGGTTGCGATCTGGTAGAGTCTCCTTTGGCATCAGGAAAGATTGTAGATGAGTCAAAAGGTTCACCATCTGAAAATGGGCTACAAACGGGGGAATCAAATTGTTTTTTATCTCGTGAGAAATGAGAAGATTCACGGGAAGGAGGGACGTTTTTTATTTTTGATCTTAATTTCCGTCTCTCTTTGGCGTTCTTACGTCCGCCATTACCGCCTCTAATAAACTTCTGAGTGTTGGCGGTTTTAGGGAACAAAAGTTCCTCGTAGTTATCGACTATGGCATCATCAACTATTTTGATCTGTTTGCTAGTCTGTCTCATTGCATCTAATGCACATGAGATTTTTGGTTTTAATTTATATTTAACCTTTTTCCATCTGTCCTCCATGTGGTCCTCAGTTTCTTCCTCCTCTATGATGGCATCACCATCATTCAAAAGCCAGTCATCACCAAAAATAAGTGGTGAATCTGGCATTACACGCGGATTTACTTTATCCTGTAACCTTGCCGTCGGTCGTGTAATGGGTACAAATTGGGAAAGTGGCTGGACTCCACTTTCGGTTGTTAGACCTTGTTCCCTTGGGCTTGCCTGTATAGTAACTTGTTTCATTTTTCTACAGGTCTAACATTTTAGTATAGGTGGTGGTGAAGTTTGTGAGTGTTGCACAAACAATAAAATTCACTCAACGCTCCGGCATAGATTTAAGTCTGAGTCGACTACTATAAGATTGTAAGAGTGGGCTATCAATTTTTCAGTAAATTTCTGTCTGCTTTCTCGTTATCATGGGCTGTCCAGGCCTAAAGGAGAAAATCGTGTGTACGGGAATACACTTAAACATGAGAGTTGCGCTTTTAACGCTGTCCTGCAAGATGGACCTCCAAGGTCTAGTCTACTGACAGTAGAAATGAACTTATTATCAAAAATCCTAAATTATCATTGTTATGTGTAAAAAACATAAACTGCACTTCCGCTAGGACGGAAACACTTC